GCCCATGACGGCAGCGGTTTCAGGCGGAGCAGTCGGCAACTCCAAGGGTTCGAGTGTGTCTTCTGTTTTCAACAGGATTTCCTGGAAACTCTGGTACGGGTCGCCCTTGATCTTGCTTTTACCGCTCTTGGATTTGTGAACCAGCGAGCCAGCCCTGGAGCGTCCCGCAACGTCCATCAAGTTCGCTACCTCCTCGTTTATTGGCTGGACGATGCCGCGAACTGTTGAATAAACCGACTCACCCTGAAATTCCATCGTGTTCAAGGCCCCGGCCGAGCCGCCCGTGCCACTGAAATCCTTGGTTTGTAGGTCAGGCATATCGCCAACATCGAAAACCCCGAGCGGCACGTGCCCGACATTGTGTTCTTCGGGTTCTTTCAGGAATTCACTATCCCTCAGAACGCAGTTCTTTTCCTTCGTCCAGAAGTCGGTTATCGTTGCGTCGGAACCCTCGATCTCGATGCCATATTCACCGAAAATCTGGGCTTTGGTCGCCTTGCGCTGGTAGGCGATCCACTCCATGCCGTCGACGCCATCCTCCCAGTACGTGTGCATGATGTCCCAGACGTCGACCTTGAAGGTCGTGCCCTTCTCTCCAGCAGGAACGCCAACGATGCAGCGAAGCACGGCCCAACCGCGCAGGCAACCGAAGAAAGTTATCAAGCGCCGGAGTGCTTTCTGGCGACGTTTCCGACCGTTGCGGTCGATGTCGTTCAGCGCACCGATAAGGAACAGTTCAGCATCGTTGGCGTTCGCGCGTTCATCTTCCTGTGCGTCCTCGCCTGTGTTCACCTGAATGGTCAGGGAAGCGCGGTTGCCGCCATCAAGGATTTTGTTGAAGAAGTTCTTAGGGGCTGGCGACGTGTATTTCTTATACCCGGGCTTGAAATCGGGGCTTTCTTCGAGCGTGTAAATCCCGAAGTCGTCTTGGAACCGAGTCCGCAGCGGCTCCATCTCGGTCCGTCTGGCGGAAACCAACTTCATGATCTCGCCGGCATCCTCGTACATGTCGTGATGAGTGTCGGCCTCTTTTTTCGCTTGCTCAGCGCGCGTCTTCTTCGCCGTCGACTTACGCGCCTTCCGCGGTTTTCTCGTGCTGAGTGATCGTTCAGATTGTGTGCTGGGAGCTTTTTTACTACGAGGTGGCAAATCTATGAATCTCCGTCTCGGTCGAATAAGTGTAGACCTCGGTGCGGAGCATCCACGCTATTCCAACAGCGATCGGGTAATCGTCGTGCAACCCAGCAGCGGCCTCAATGCGACCATTCTTCAACGGGTTTCTGACAACTGCCTGGAAGTCGGCGATCGCATCTTCGGCGTACATTGTGATGAGCGAACCGTTGATTGCAGGGATCAAGTCTCCGAATAGAGCGTACCGCGACTTCTCGTCAGTATGCCACCCGATATTCCCGGAATCCTTGCCATCAATGGTCTTCCGTTCGTAGAAATTGGTGTACCCGAGGTTCTGCATCGCTCGAATAACCGCAACTCCCCAATCGTTGTCCTCAATCCCCGCCAGCGGGTCCATATATTCACTGAGCAGGGAGACGGACATTCGGGCAAATTCTTCCTCAGAGAGTAGATTTCCCTGCACGTCAGCTACGACGATCCCGGTGTTCAAATCGAGGATGGCCAGCACAGACCTATCCCGGCCAGTGCCCTTGGACGAGTCGCCGCCAGCGCCATATCTGCCGCCGGCGTGCCACTTCTGCCAGATCCGGACATTGCCGTTTTCACGAGTTGCAATCGGCTCTCTACTAAATTCGAACATGCGGTCAAGCACATCGACGTCGAACGCAGCCAAGACTCGTGATGGGCGCAACGCCTCCTGCCAGGTTTTCGGGTACTCCTGCTCCATGTAGAGCAGTTTCGACATCTCGGGAGTGTCTGGCGCTTCGCGTTCGACACGGTCGTACCACTCCTGGGTCCGCCCTGGTCGAACTTCCCACCCGTAGAATCGGGCAGTCCAACCGTTGATGCCTTCTTTTGCGTTTCGCCAAATGGTCTTGAACAGCGACAAGGGCTTGTTTTTGTCGACGGTACTGATCTGAATGACCTGACCACCGGAATCGATCGTCGGCTTCATGGCGGCGAAGTTCACGTCGATATGTTCGTGGAAGTCAGCCTCATCCTGCACGATCAGAGAAACGGTTTCGGATCGGCCAGCCTTCTCGGTTGAGGGTAGCGCTTCAATGCGCGAACTCATCGTCGGGAATTCCATTTCCGACGTGTTGTCGGTTCCGAGTGGTTCCCGCATGAATTCAGGTAAATTGTCGTAAATCGAGTGAATCCGGCGGAGGAACGCTTTCGCTTCTTTGTCGCCCTGCGAGAAAATCAGGACCTTCGATGCCTGGTGGTACATCGCCAGCCAGAGGCAGTACGCGGCGATGACCCAAGTGAGACCGACCTGGCGGGCCTTCATGAAGCTCAGGAGTCTTTCTACACCGACGAGTTCGATCACTTCTTCGAGGTGTTCCCACACCTCGAAGTCGATCAGACCACCGCCGCCATCCAATGCAGTTGGGTCCGGGGGGAGGGCGACTTGAACGATCGTGCGTTCTCGAGCGAGTTCTTCGTCAAACCACCGCATCGTCAGGAAGTCCATGAACGAGCGCGCACCGAGCTCACGCATCGCCTTTTGGAGTCCCGTTCGCTTAGTGCGGGTTTTGGTCGTCATGCACGGAACCTTACCAAGTAAATGCTACGCCAAATGAAGCGACCATCGCCAGGAGGCTGTCGAGACGATGGCGCTCCGAGTTCACTTTACACCAGACGCGAAACAACCCCGATATCGGCGTTCATACGAGAGGCCGAAAGCAGGGTCGAGTGCGCAATCTATCCGGATGAAGGGGCAAGGCTGCCTAGAATGACGCCAGCCCCATGACTGTGCGATTGCCTTTACAGGTTACCACAAAAGTAAGCGACCCCTCGGACTGGTGAAGGGTCGCTCGGGCCTCGCCACCGAAGTGAACGAGGGGGGTGATATTGGTAGCGGAGGCTGGATTCGAACCAGCGGTCTCTTGGTTATGAGCCAAGCGGACTAGACCTCTATCCCACTCCGCAACCGTGAAATCAGTTTACTTCATGGACTCAACGAGCAGTTGGTCGATCGTGTTGAACGTGGCTAATCCCTGCACCCGGCGAGTTGCCACGCAGAGCTTGCCGAGGCAAGAGTCCCAGTTGGCATCACTGGGTCTCTGGGCTTCGGCGAGTTCGGCAGTCAATCTCTCCACGGTTGCCCCAAGGACTTCGTTCGCCGCGGTCGCCTCGTCGAGTTCAGCCTTTGCCTCGTCGAGTTCATCCTGGATTTGAGCCTTGTTCTTTGCCATCTTTTTCCTCCGCGATGTCCCGGTCAATCGACCTGAGCATCCGCGAAGCATATACCGTATCGGAAGCCACCATCGCAACGCAGCCACGGCCATAGCAAGCGGTGGGGAATTTCATCGACTCAATTTGAGTTTCGTAGAGGGCTTTTAGTTCTAAGCCGCCCCGACGATGGCGTTCGGCTATTTCTCTCACGTGGTCAAAGTCTGCTTGGGCCTTAGCCAGTTTTGCCCGCACCTTCGGCAACTTCCGGTGATCCTTGATCGCCGTCAGAATGTACGGGATGACGAACAGGTTCAGGAACTTTCGCAACATTTTCAGCCTCCTGGCTTCTAGAACACACCTCTGATGAACCACCCGGCGATGATGCCGAGAAGCCATGCGATGACGATCAAGTAGTTCGTGATCTTCGTAACGAAATCAGGGTCAGTTGGGTCGGTCATCCTTTGTTGCCGCCATCGCTCTGAGTCGGCAATTCAGGCTGAACAGCACCAGGCGAGAAGCCGAAGTCATCGTCCTCATAATCCGACGGAAGCAGGAGATCAATGTCGAGGATCTTCGAGAGCTCTTCCCCGGTAAGAGAGTTGGATTGTTCCAGCGCAATGTCGTAAGCCTCGATGATGAAGTGGTCGCTGCCCTTTTGGGTGTAGCCGACCCGGAGCTCCTTTCGTTCCGCATCGACGTCGATCCAGGCAGGGGCTTCCGTGAAGACGATCAGCCGCGCTTTTTTCTCACTCATTCTTTGAGCATCCTCTCAGTGTTGCGAATAAAATTGGCGACATCTTCTTCGCGTGCGTTTATCAACTTCTCGATCTCAACAGCGGCCATCTCAACACCCTTCCCTACGAGTGTTTCCGGCACCACGAATTTAGATGACCGAAGTTTTTTCACAAGTGTTCGCAATGTGAGGTCGTCCGTTCCCTGAGTCATTTCGCCTTCCGTCCTGCGCCGAATTTTACCCAGAGCCAGAACCGTCGCGACAAAGCAACTGTCACGTTCAGCGGAATAGGCATGACGAGATATTCGTCAACTTCGATTCGCTGACGAGCAATGCCCCAGAATCGAGGGAGAGGGGTTTGTACGCCGGGCTTATGGCGAATCCATCGCCACGGAAAATACTTCTGATACCAGTGAGAATAGTAGATTTTGTCGAATCTCACCTTGACCACGAAGCCACAACGGGCACAGGGATAAACCGTTTCGTATAACCCTTGATGGGTCTTGAAGTCAGGATGCGAAATACCCGGTGATTCGTGTTTTCGGCGAAACCAGCATTTGACCCGCTCTATATTCACTGTTTTTCCTCCCTGTGCTCTCCTCGTTCGCACCACTTGCAGACGTCGCCGTAGGCCGGGTTCACGTTGAACT